TATAATAAATTATATCCCCAACTATCTGGATCAGGATATGATCCCACAATATACCCATTTAAAATCCTCCCTGAATCCCCAGATACTTTACCTTCATCAGAATTTGAAATTAGATTCGCAGCTAATGAAAATCTAGTTTTTCCCATATTACAATCTTATTTTAATAATTTAGGAAGATTAGTTTTAAAAGTATATAGAAATAATACTTCATTATCATCATTAAATAATACTCTAAGACAATCATTTTTAATTAGACGTTGGATTCCAAGAGCAGGATACATATATTTAAATGTTGCGGCTGATTTAGGTGCAGGTATAGTAAAACCTGAATTTATAACAGACGAAATACAAGCTAAATTACCTGAAATAGTTAAAGATTTAACAGATAAAGGTTTAATTACTTAAAATTAATCATATTTATAATAAAATAAAAAACAAATGGGATATTTAAATAATAGCGTTATAACAGTAGACGCAATTTTAACTACAAAAGGAAGACAGTTATTAGCACAAAATGATGGTTCTTTTCGAATTACTCAATTCGCACTAGCAGATGATGAAATTGACTATACAATGTATAATCCCAATCACCCATCTGGATCTTCATATTACGGTGAAGCAATTCTAAATATGCCTCTATTAGAAGCATTTCCTTTAGAAACTCAAATTATGAAGTATAAATTAGTTACTTTACCTAGAGGAACAGCCAAATTACCCATATTATCTATTCCCCCAATTATTGCTCAGGCTCAAGGTTCATCTTATTCTATTACTCCTCAAACATTAAATTATTTTGGAGGAAATACATTTGAATCTGCAGGATATACTTTTACTACTTCTGATGTGCGTTTATTTAGTACATTTGAAGGAGTAGGTATTAATACAACTTCTGCTCAAACATTAAATTCTACAACTACATTAGGTACTAGTGTTTCTAAAACAGTTATAGGTACATCTTTGAATATGAGATTTACTACTGTTAATACATTATTTGGAACTAATAATAATAAATTATATGCTACATTAACTGTAGAAGGTAGAGATAGCGGAGCAAGAGTAACAATTCCAGTAGAAGTAACAAAAGCATCATAAAAAATAATATAAAAATATATGTCATTTAATCGTTTAGCACCTGAAGATTTTGTAGTAAGTTCTGACTCAATTACATCCACATTATGGTCAGGTGGAGCAGTAACCTTAACAAGTTTCTTTACCTCATCAAACCAACAAGCTGGATCATCGGGAGATTTTTATTTAAATATCTACCAATCCTATCCTATTTCTGCAGCCGATGCCGAAGTACAATTTGCTATTGCTTATGGTAATAAACAAGGAAGTGGAAGTTCTTGGTATAATGGAGCGGTACCGGGTGCTTCTCCCACTAGAACTACTTATGGTCAATATAGAACATTAGTTCTAGGAGATGAAAATACAGATTTTGTTTTTGGAAATATCACAGCATCTGAATTTTGGGCAATTTCAATTGATAGAACTCGCTATAAACAATCATTATTTCCTGGTTCAATGACACTACTACTTTCAGGATCTGGAGGAGTAATATCATTAACAGATAATAGTCAATATGCTATCTCTACTATATTTAATGATGCTGGACGAGTTTTTCAATTAGTTAGTGGATCAGCAGGAACTCTTTATTCAGGTTCAGGAGTAGATGCAAATGGATTTAGTCCTTCATCAGGATCATATGGATATTTCCTCCCAGATATTGGAACAATTATATTAAATCCACTTGCATTATCTGAATCTATTCATTTGTCTCCTAATAGATCTTCAAATTCAAATGGAGATAATTACCAAAGATTATATAGCGCTATTAGTTCATCAAATGCCTCATTTTTTCAATTAAATAGTCAAGAAACAATTTCATCTGATTATATATTCGTTAGAGTTAGAAATGCTGAACTTAACTACTCACAAAATCCTAGTTATATTTCTGGAAGTACAGGTGAGCTAATTTATAATTCATTTATAAACAACCCACAAACATTTCCAACAACAATTGGTTTATATAACGACAACAACGAATTACTAGCTGTTGCTAAACTTTCAAGACCACTATTAAAAGATTTTACAAAAGAAGCATTAGTAAGAGTTAAATTAGATTTCTAAAATCAATGAGCGCTTACAAGCAACTTTTAACTTCTGATATAATTGTTACTCCATTTGAGGTAAGCAAAGAGTTTACCTTTAATGGAGGCAGTTCTTTAGTTGATCCAAACGTAGGAATAGATAGACTATTAGGCCAAAATATAGTTGGAACTTTATTTAATCCCTTATCTGATCCTACCACAGGAAATTTAGGAACCCAATATCGAAGATTAGTTTATAGTTCAATCAAGGAACTCTACTATTCAAATTATTTAAGTTCTAGTTATGGAGATACAGTTAATCAACCAATTTTAATCCCAGGTAGAGATGAAGAAGGAAATCGATTTGTAGGTTCTACAAATAATCCACAATTCGATAACTATCTTCAAACCACCCTTACCTATCCAAAATTTTTTCCAACTTCGTCTGGAGCATATGTGGGAGTTATTTCAATCCCTGCTCGTTTATTTGGAGATTATATTAAACCAAATACATTTAATTTTAAAGCAGGACCAAATTCTTTAGCAGATGATGGAGAAGGAAATATATTACTTAATGGAGACTCAATAATAGGAAATATATTTTATCCTCATGGGGTTATTACTATAACTTCTTCTTCATTTGGTGTTATAAATTCATTTATATCAAATGCTGATGTAACTTGTTCATTTAACAGTTCATATAAAATTTATGAAACACAATATAAATGTACAATTAGAGAAAACGAATATAATTTAACTTTAAATCCAAGTATTATATCAGGTAGCAATTCAGCTAGTTTAGGTATCCCATATGGATTTATAACTGAATCGTATTTTTCACCTTATATTACTACAGTTGGACTATATGATGAACAGCAAAATCTATTAGCAATAGGTAAATTAGCACAACCATTACCTTCATCCCCAACAACAGATACAACAATATTGATTAACATAGATAGATAATGTGGTTATACGAAAATAAAGTTATAGATAAAATAGAAGATTTTAAAGAAGGAACATTTGGTTTTGTTTATAAAATTACTAACAACGAAACAGGTAAATTTTACATTGGTAAAAAACAATTGATTTCAAAAACTAATGTTAAATTAGGTAAGAAAGAAAAAGCAGCTCTTCCAACTCAACGTGGTAGAACTCCAACTAAAAAATTAGTAGTTAAAGAAGCAGATTGGCAAAACTATTGGGGCAGTAATAAACCATTACTCGAAGAAATAAAATCTTCAAATAAAGATAAATTTACAAGGGAAATACTAATAGTATGTTCCAGTAAAAAACTCCTAACATATTGGGAAGCAGCATATCAAATGAAACTAGATGTATTATTAATAGACAGCTATAATGATACCATCTTAGGACATTATTATAAGAAAGACTTTTCAAACTAGGATATCCAAGATATCCTTTATATATTAAACAAGTTATGGAAAATACTGCGTTAATATATTTGATTGATTCAATTTTAGGTAAGAGTAAATCCACATCTAAAGGTAATAGAGCGTATCATTGTCCTGAATGTAAACACCATAAGTTAAAACTCGAAGTTAATTTAGATGAAACATCTCCACATTTCCAATCATATAATTGTTGGACGTGTGGTTTTAAGGGTAAAAAATTAACAACTTTATTTAAAAAAACAGAAGCGGATTTCGACAAAGTAAACCAATTAAAACTATTAGTTAAATCTATTCCAAAAGATTTTGAAGGAAAAGTAGTTGAAAGTAAAAAAGCAATACTACCTAAAGAATTTATTTCATTAATTAATCCTCCAAGTAGTTTAACAGCAAAACACGCTTTACACTACTTAAAAACTCGAAATATAACTAAAGAGGATATAATTAAATACAATATAGGATATTGTGAGTTTGGGAATTATTCAAACATGATTATTATCCCTTCATACAACTCAGAAGGAAATCTAAATTATTTCACTTCCAGAAATTTCAATAAAAATTCTACCATCAAATATAAAAATCCAGATGTATCAAGAGATATAATTGGGTTAGAATTATTTATAAATTGGAATACACCAATTACATTATGTGAGGGAATGTTTGATGCCATTGCTATTAAACGAAATGCTATTCCATTACTTGGAAAAACCATTCAAAATAGCTTAATGAAAAAAATAATCAATTCCTCAGTACAAAAAATATACATTGCACTAGATAAAGACGCCATTAAACAAGCGTTAAATTTCTGTGAAACATTGATGAACGAAGGTAAAGAAGTTTATTTAGTTGATATTGACGATAAGGATCCAAGTGATATGGGATTCGTTAAGTTCACTAACCTAATTCAAAATACGTTTCCGTTAACTTTCTCAAACTTACTTGAGAAAAAACTCCAAACAATATGAGTAAAATTAAGCATTCACATGGTCGAATTTTAGAAATATCTGACGACCATAAACAAATCACACTACCAGATTCTAGATATTATAGACGAAATGGTGAATATTACCCTTCAGTAACGTATGTGTTAAATTTATATCCTAAAGGAAAATTTTTTGAAGATTGGTTAAAAAAAGTAGGTTACGCTTCTGAACATATTGTTAAAAAAGCAGCAGAAGAAGGTACTCAAGTACATGAATTATGTGAAGCATATTTAAATGGAGAAGAATTATATTTTTTATCTCCAGTAGGTAAACCTCAATATCCATCAAATGTATGGCAGATGTTTTTACATTTTGTAGATTTTTGGGAAGAATTATCACCAAAATTAATTGAAACTGAAGTACATTTATTTTCACAAGAACTTAAAGTAGCAGGAACCTGCGATTTAATTGTTGAAATAAACGATGAATTGTGGTTATTGGACATCAAAACATCCAACCATATACATTCAACATATGAACTTCAAACCGCAGTTTATGGCCAATGTTATCTAGAGTGTTTTGGTAAAAAGATAGATAGATATGGAGTGCTATGGGTAAAGTCAAACAAACGTAAAGCCGCAAAAAACAAAATGCAAGGTAAAGGATGGGAAATTTTAGAATCAGAAAGAACATTTGAACAAAATATTGACATATTTAAAACCGTTAAAAAATTGTTTGATTTAGAAAATCCAACTTCATCCCCATCATTCGAATCATTTAGAACCACTGCAAAACGAAAAGATATATAATATTTATAATGAGAGAGAATTGGGATTCCTAAATTCTTTTTCGTATATTGATATTATGATAAAACTTACTCAACTATTACAAGAAGCACTTTCCAATCCAAAAGCTATAATCATGGCCGGAGGTGCATCCGTAGGTAAATCTACGGTACTCAAATCGATTGATCCTATAATTAAGGATTTTGACAATCTAAACGCAGATAAATATGTTGAAGATAAAGATTCCCCAATGTATGGGAATTTAGCTGCTGCGGCTTCTCAAGTAAAAAAACAAGATTTACCAAATGCTATAAAAAATCAAAAGAATCTTGTTTACGATACTACTGCAGCTAATTTATCTACTTTACAACCAATTCTAGATGAATTAAACAGTAATGGGTATGAAACCATGATGATTATGGTTTATGCCCATCCTATTGTTTCATTTTTAAGAAACTTTAAGCGTGAACGTAAAGTACCAGCAGTTGGCGTTTTAGGAACATGGGCTAATGTATATAATTTATTAGACGAATATAAAAATATATTCGGTGATAAATTCGTATTAGTAAATTCTCCATCTGGACCTGAAGAACAAAAAGAAATAGCCAATTTTGAACAAGCATATCAAGATGGTAAACTACCAGAATATTTTAATAATTTATTATCTACAGGAGAATTCGCTTCTACTTTTAAAAAAGACGATTCAACTTTGTCTCCTGAAGAAAAAGAAGCTACTCGTAAAACATTAGAAAAAAATATTGAAAAAATTGCTACCACATATGGGGATATTCAATCTAAATTAGACCCAATTGATAGTAAAGAGTTGCCTAATATTGTTAAAAACTTTGTTAAATGAATTTTTTAGTTAGAGAACTTATACAACCCATATTAGAGGATTTTCAAATTGAAATGCCTCAATCTAATGAGGTAGTAGCTTTGTTTGGTGGTGGTTTTAAACCACCCACAAAAGGACATTTTGATGTTGTTAAGCAAACACTCAAAGATTACCCAAATATAACTGAATTCCAAATAGTAATAGGAGGAGGTACTCGAGATGGTATTACTCCCGAAATGTCTATGAAAATTTGGGAAACATATAAGCCATTACTTTCAGATAAAATAAAGTTAATTTCATCTGTATCTCCACTTACATATATTAAAGACTATATTAAGGAAAATCCAAATACAGAAATATATACAATAGTAGGTGCTAGAGAAGGTGATGAACAGGATGCTAAAGATTTTGAACAACGTAAAGCCTTATATAAAAAACATAGTGATAATGTTAATGTTATAAAATCAGAAAGTGAAAATGGCATTAGTGGAACTAAAGCACGTAAAACATTATCTAATAATGATTTTGAAGCATTTATAAATTATTTACCCAGTGAACTAGATCCTGCTGCTCAACAACAAGTATGGAGTATTTTAGGTAAAGAAAAAATTGAAGAAATGTCTCAAGTGGCTATTCAATCAGTTGAAGATTTTGCTGATAAGGAATTAAATCCATTGGATATAGAATTTACAAGCCATTTCTTTGATAGATTAGTAGATCCTAGGAATATTAAGCCTATTTCATCAGCTGAACTTATTGGATTTTTTAAGCGCTTAGCTAAAAAGAAAAAGCAATTATTTGATTTTCTTTCTAAATATAAAGAAATAGTAGCTACAGATAACCGTACAGATATTAATATACCATTAGTGAAGCAATCAAATACTGCTATTGCTAAAACTATAATGCGTAAGAAAGATTTCAAAACACCTGATCCTAAAATTGAATTTAGTGAGAGTTTAAATGAAAGTGTAAATGATTCATTTGATGATGCTTTAAATTCATTAATTAGATATATGGTTGATCAAGGTATGGATATTCAACCATTACCCACGTTAAAAATCATAGATAATGATGTAGAAAACGCTAATAACGTTTTAGGTAAAACGGCGTATTATGATCCAAATAATTGTTCTATAACGCTTTATACGCTGAATAGACATCCAAAAGATATATTACGCTCATTTTCTCATGAAATGATTCATCGTATTCAAGATAACGAAGGTAGATTAACAAATATTAATACTACTAATACTAATGAAGATGGTGATTTACCTGAATTAGAAAGAGAAGCATATTTAAAAGGAAACATGACATTCAGAAATTGGGAAGATTCAATTAAAAATCAAAAATATATTAGAGAATATAAAGAGTATGCTTTAAATGAATTATTTGAAAAAGATCTTCCTAATATTAAAAAGATATCACCTACTAAATATATTGTAGGTAATGAAGATGATATCGAAGCAGAATATTTTTTCAAAATAGAATTCGATATTTTTGATGAAAACCCAACCCCAAATAATTGGTCAGTTAATTGGAGATTTACTGATAATAATCAAAATACATCACCTGAAGCTTGGAAACAAGTAACTGCTACCTCATTTAAAGTATTAAATGATTTTATTCAAGACAAAAAACCAAAATCAATTACAATATCTGGCAATACTGAGGCTAAAACTAACATATACAAATCGGAATCATTTCTAAAAAAACTAGAAACATTATTTAATAATCAATATAAGATAGATAATAGTAATGAAGATAAAATAGTTATAAATCTAATTGAAAATATTTCCCAATCCAATGTCCAAAAACGTATGGATACATTAAATGAGTCTTATGAACAAGCTTTAGATTATTGGCAAAATGGAGATTTAAATTCTAAAAGTAAAATAGAACGTTGGAATGCTATTAAACGTAAAATAGAAAGAGAAGTTTTACAAGAAATTTATCAAATTAAATGAAATATAAATTAACAGATATATATAAACAAATTAGAGAAGAGGAAACAGCAGCTCAAGTATCACAATATAAAATATTTTGTGATATGGATGGTGTACTATGTGATTTTGATAGACGATTTGAACAATTTGGAGGAATGTCTCCTAAGGAATACGAATCAAAATACGGTGTTAAAGAATTTTGGGAACTTATAGATAAAAAAATAGGTGTTCAATTTTGGTCTAAAATGCCATGGATGTCGGATGGTAAACAACTTTGGGACTATATTAAAAAATACAATCCATCTTTACTTTCAGCTCCATCCAGAGAAGCATCTTCTCGCTATGGAAAACATTTATGGGTAAAAGAAAATATACCTGGAACTAAATTGATTTTAGCAAATAGAGAAAAGAAAAAAAATTATTCTGGAAAAAATCAAATACTTATCGACGACCGCCCTGATAATATTAATGAATGGAAGGCAGCAGGAGGTATAGGTATTTTACATACTTCAACATCAAACACAATTAACGAATTAAAGCAACTAGGATTATGAAATACCAATATAAATTAGTAAAAGAAAATGAAGGTGAAGAAGAAGTTAGTGGGTTAAAAGGTTTACAAACTCAAAATGAATTAGTGTTATCTGCCCTAGAAGGACGTACTGCTAAAGAACTTCTTG